GCGAGATCCTTCACTGAGGATCTTGAGGCACACCTCCTCGGGGGGGTCGTTCACTCGACCCCATCCGCCTTCGTTATGGCTCGACCCGTGCCTCGACACGCAGACCTTCACGACATCGTTGACCCGTGGGTGACATGGTCTCCAGAGGACTGCGATGCGTGGTGGATTTACCTCGCTGCTGGCGAGGTCGGAACTCTCCTTCACCTGTTCCCGTTTCCCACCCGGTGGATTGGTTGGGAGCGTCGGAATCGACCCCGGTTTTTTAGGTTCCAGTCAGCACTTGACCACCTTCGCAGGATCGCACAGTCTCCGCACCAATGAGCAACGACGACTACTTCTTCGGAGGTCCACACTACTCTCCCGGCATGTTTGGACCGAGTGGGCAACTCGTCCGCTTACACAAAGGAGGAGGCGCACCCGCTCCAACGAAGCAGGACAAACTGCTCAAGGCAACGCAGATCACATTGCTCAACCAGCAGATCGCTGATGCCAAGAAGGGGATCGAGTTCCCGACCTTCGATTTGCCTGTCGCTCAAAAGCCAGCACCTCTCCCCAGCACCACCAATCAGGACACCGAGTTCGCTGCCACCGAAGCAAAGAGGCGAGCGTCACAACGCACCAACTCGGGTCGAGGCACACTGCTCGCTGGTGAGACAGGTGGATACAAACCGAGGACATCACTCCTTGGTGGAGCGGGAGGGTTGAACTGATGGACCCCAATGCTGCCGTGAATTTGAAGGCAAGGTTTGAAGCGCTCAAGACGCTTCGAGCAAACTTCGTCACCTTGTGGGGAGAGATCGCACGCTACGTCCTGCCCCGTCGATTGTCAGGGATCATGGGCACCGTCGCTGCCCCCGGCAATGAGGAGGAGTCCCGACTGTTCGACACCACCGCAGTCAGGGCAAACGTCACGATGGCAAACGGGCAACTTGCCTGGATGTCCCCGAGCGACTCACCGTGGTTCGAGTTCCAACCACCCTTGAACCTGAAGGAAGACGATGAGGCAAAACGGTGGACCGCTGAATGCACCAACCGAGCGAGAGAGGAATTGGCTCAGTCCAACTTCTACACCTCAGTCCATGAGTTCTATCTGGACCGCTCAGCATTCGGCACTGCTGCCCTCTACCTTGAGGACCGGGATGGTGACCTGAACTTCATCTCCGTTCCCATCGGCACCTTCGTCTTCACCACCAACCACAAGGGCACCGTGGACACGTTCATGCGTGAGATCTCCTTCACTCCCAGTCAGGCGCAGCAGATGTTTGGTTCGAACATCAGCGCTGCGCTGCTTGAGAAGGCGAGCAAACCAGCGACCCAAGATGTCCCGGTGAAGTTCCTGCATGCCGTCTTCAAGCGGGATCCTGCAAAGCTAACGCCTGACGATCCGTCACCGAAAAACATGCCGTTCGCATCGACCTACATGGAACTCGATGCCACACACATCTGTGAAGACGGTGGTGTTCAGGAGATGCCGTTCTTGGTGTCCCGCTTCATGCTCTGGTCGTCCTCGACGGGTTCCGTCTATGGATCCTCCCCGGCATCGGCAGCGCTCGCTGATGCGCGACAAGTGAACTTCCTCCAGAAGATGATGGATGCCCTGGCTGAGAAGATGGCATTCCCTCCCGTCCTCGCTCCAGAGGAACTCGAAGGTGAGATCGATCCCAATGCCTACGGTGTCACCTACTTCTCCAAGGAGATGGGCGCAATGATGCCGAAGGAGTGGATGACCGAGGGTCGCTACGACATCGGACTGCAACGGGTCCAAGAGCGGCAGAAGGCAATCGAGAATGCATTCCAAGTGGACCTCTTCCAGATGTTCGCGAACATCGACAAGCAGATGACTGCCCGGGAGGTGATGGAGCGCAGCAGCGAGAAGGTGGTGCAGTTCAACCCTACCTTCGCGAGACTCACCTCTGAGCTTTTTAACCCGCTGCTTCAGCGGACGTTCAACATCATGCTCCGTCGAGACAAATTCGGGAAAGTCCCTGACACCATGATCACCCCGGTTGATGGTGGCAATGTCTACATCCCGGCACCCATTATCCGCTACGCCTCCCGGCTGAGTCTTGCGCTCAAGGCAGCACCGTCGATGGGTTATCACCGCACCCTCGAACGACTCAGCGCAACGGCAGCGATTGCCCCTCAAGTCATCGACAACTTCGACTGGGACCGGGCTGAGCGTGACATGGCAATGTCTGACGGCACCCCTCCCGAGTTCCTGATCCCGATGGAGAAGGTCGCTGAGATCCGCCAAGCCCGAGCCGAGCAGCAAGCTCAGCAGCAGCAGCAAGAGCAAGCCATGATGGCAGCGGACGCAGCAGCGAAGGTCGGTGGCATTCCCGGCGATTCACCAATCGGCAAAGAGATCTCCAAACAGATGGGAGGAGCACGATGATTCACGATCCCGAGTTCCGTCCACAGACCGATCACTCCCGCCGGGAGGCAGCGGCAGATGCCCTGGCTCAGCATTACCGGGAGACCTTTGAGGCGAATGAAAGCGGCAAGGTGGTGTGGGAGGATCTTCAGCGGAAGTTCTCCATGCATCGTTCACGCTTCACCTCCGGTGGCAGCACCGTCACCGCTGCATTGATCGACGGTGAATGCAACGTCATCCGCGAAATCACGAACGCTCTGAAGAGAGGTTCCTCACCATTCCCAAAATGAAAATCGAACATCCAAACCTAGTCATCGAATCCCCGGCAGCGGGTCACTACATCATCACCGGACTCCAGTCTGGTTCCACCCAAACGGAGGAGGGGCGACTCGTTCACCCTGCTGCGGTGCACATCTCCCCAGAGGTGCCGTCTGAAGTCCTCCTGGCAATCGTAGAGGACCGGAAGACCAGTGCGGTAGCAGTCCCCCTGGCTGGAGACGCTGAAGACCTCATCGTCGCAGCGCTGGAAGAGAAACCCTTTCGGGTAGGTGACCTGTCAATCAAGACCGGGGTGCCGACTGAAGACATCAAGTTGCTTGCCGTAGCATCAACCCGCTTCGAGATCGCTGGTGGATGGGTCAAGGTTCTGACACCTGAGACGAAGGAGGTCGCATGAACTGGTCTCTCTGGAATCGTGGTCGGTTGATGGAAGGTGAAGGCGGCGAAGGTGGCGAAGGTGGTGGTGGCGCAGCGGTAGTCGCACCAGCAGCGCCAGCCGCAGGAAGTTCACTCCTCGGTGGTGGAGTGGTGACCCCGGCAGCGGGTGTGGCACCTCACTGGAAGGAATCTCTGCCAGAGTCGTGGAATGGTGTGGCATCGCTCGCCCCATTCACCTCGTTCGACGGTGAGATGGTCTCGGTGCCGAAGGAGATGCTTGCCAAGCTTGGCGACTCCTACTCCAGCACCAAGAAACTGGTGGGGGCAAAGATGGAGCGTCCAGGCACTGATGCCTCCGCAGAACAGCAAGCTTACTGGCGCAAGGTGAACGGTGCACCGGATGCCCCAGAGGGATACCTCAACGAGGGCAAGTCCTTCCGTCCCGAGTCAATCCCTGTCGAAGCTTGGCAGGGTGGCATGGAGACAGAGTTCATGTCCATCGCTCACAAGCACGCTCTCCCACCGGAGGCAGTCAAAGATGTCATGGCACTCTACGCCAAGACGATTGAGGGTGAGATCGGCAAGGTCACGACGACCTCGCAGCAAACCTTCGCAGAGTCCGAGCAGCGCCTGAAGACGGAGTGGGGTGAGTCCTACGCCTCCAACCTCGCAAAGGTCGTCTCACTGGCGAAGTTCGCTGGTCTCTCCCCCGAGGATCCTCGCTTCGGTGACGCTGATCTGGTGCTCGCATTCGCGAAGATTGCCAACCTCAACACTGAGACCCCATTCCGAGACGGTGGCACTGGCTCAGCCAACTCCAGCTTCGAGGACCGCATCAAGGAGATCCAAGATCCGAATGGCACCTCGATGCTCTCTCGGGAGTATCACGGCAAGTTTGGATCCGAGCGTCAAAACGCAGCACAGGCGCATCTGCACCAACTGAGGAAAGCGATCACGAAATAGTATGGCAGTCTCCAGCGGCATCCTCTCGATCCAGTACTACGGGAACAACTCCACGGTTGTTCCATACTCGATCCCCTACCCGTTCATCGACACCCTGCACATTGCCGCAGCGGTCTCGATGGATGGGGTGGGTCCGTTCGTTGCGTTGTCTCCTAGCGAGTTCGCAGTGACGAAGGCGGAAGTGGGTGCCGGGGGGGAGATGCTGACACTCAACCCCATTCCTCTCATCGCGAAGGTGCTGATCTTTCGTGCCGTGCCACTGACTCAGCCGACATCGTTTGAGCCAGCAGGACCATTCCCTGCCGAGTCAACCGAGACCCTGGCAGACCGACTGCTGATGCAGTTGCAGCAAGTCCAGTCCCGGGTGCGGCACCTTGAAGGGTTCGATGACGACTCCGTCGAAGTGATCCCCGACACCGCTCCCAATGGGGGATCGATGACCTGGGCAAATGCTGCTGCGAGAGCGACCACCCAACCTCGTCGCATCGGGCAACTCGGCACCCAGCGTGACGATGGCAGCATCTGGCACGCAAGTGCTCTCACACCCGGCGCATGGGTCAGCGTCAGCGCAGTCTCCGGTGGTTGGTCTAGTTCGATCAACCCCACCACAGGACTCCTGACCTTCACCCACTCAACCCACGGCACTCGCACTCTCCGACTGACCACCCCATGAGATACCTCCTCATCATCTTCACGCTCCTCTGGACCGTCCTGGCTCACTCTCAGACTGCTGGTCAGTTGCAGATGGATCAGTGGGACGGCACCAACTGGCGAGCGCTCACAGTCACCCCCGGCACCAGCGGTCAGATGCTCACCTGGGGTGCCAGCAACACGATCACCAGCACCACCCTCACGAAGACCCTGATCGGTCTCAGTGCCGTCGAGAACACCGCTCTCTCGACTTGGCCGGGTTCGACCAGCATCACCACCCTCGCTACCGTTGCAAACCCCTCCTGGCTCACCTCATTGCCGTGGAGCAAGATCACCTCGGCACCCTCCTTCATCACGGGCAACCAGACGATCACCATCTCCGGTGCCATCAGTGGCAGCGGCACCACCTCGATCTCGACGGTCCTCGGGTCCAATCAGGCTAGGGACAATCTCACCGGAGGCACCGGGTCACTCAACCTCAGTGGGTTCACGCTGACCCTGTCGTCGTCCTACCCTACCGCAACCCCAACCAAGGGGCACATCCTAGTGGGCAACGGCACTGCATGGTTGCCACTCACGGTGGGCACCAACACCCATGTCCTGACTGCGGACTCCGTTGAGTCGCTCGGTGTGAAGTGGGCAGCAGCGGCTGGAGGTAGCGGTGGGAGTGGAAGCTACGATGCGACCATCACCTCACTCTCACTGCTCGCCGCGAAAGCAACTGTGGCACTACCCGCTAACACCCTCCTGACGGTCATCATCAGCGCTGAGATGCAGGATTGGCAACTGATTGCGGGTAGCAATGCAACGTCAACAGGCATTCAGCGACCCAACGACTACAATGCCTCCACGAACATCAAGGTCTGGTTCCGTCGTCGCTAACATTCCAACATCATGAAAACGATCCTCCTCTTCCTCTGCCTTCTTACTGCCTCTGCTTTGTCGCAAACAGCAGCGGTACTCAAACATCCGTCCACCAACAACTTGTCTGGTCCGATTACCATCAATGGCGGAAACGATGTGATGGGTGCGCTGAGTCCGAGCACTGCTCATACTGATGGGCACAGTCTGTCGGTGGCATTTCAAAATGCTGACTTCTCAAATACAAGCCTTACCAATCGTCTGAGGCAAATCTACTTTCGGAGTCGCTGCCTTCAACTCACGCTGACTCCACCACCCGGGGGTCCGTGGACGGATGTGATCGTCAAGTGCCTCGGTGGAAGCACTGCATACATCGGCGGATACAATGTCTTCGTGACAACGATGGATCGAACCTTGGCGACCTTCACAAACCAAACGCACACTGATGCCCACTGGAGGGCAGAGATTTGGACGGCAACGAATCCATTGTCTCCGAGTGACGCTAGGCAGAAATGGATCATGAGTGATGCGGACCCGAATCCCATCGGGTATTATGTCGGTCCAGCCTTGCCTTGGAAAGACCTCACCGGAATCCGCATCACGTTTTTCCCGAATAATGTGGCGACGCAATACTACAACGGGGCTGATTACTGGGTGGTGCTTTGGACAAACCTGACATCTGTCTATCAGATCGGTGGAAAGGATGCGTGGTTGCCTGTCACTCCAACACTTGTGCCTGTCCCCCCACCGCACTTCAACTATGCTGCAATACTTGGTATCGACCCACCCGTTGGTCCCGATTGGACACCACCAGAACCCGAGTAAGAAACCAATCTTGTCAGAAACGACAGAACCCCCAAACCTAACACATCATGAAAACGATCCTCACCTTAGTTGCCATCCTCTCATTGTCCTCCTGCCTGGGTTACGCCCAAGAGACTCCACCTTCCTTGCCTGACCCGTCGAGCGCAGAGGCTAATGCAGTGCAGATCACTCTGCTCGCTAAGACACCACCACTCACGAACGTGGAGCGAGGGTTCGTCCTGTCAGTGCAGAAGAAGATCGAGGGAGTCGAGAGGGAGGGTCTCATCAGCACGGCATTCTACACGGCACACAGTGTCCACTTCGCTGATAAGCTTGCCCTGATTGGGACAGACCCATCCGCATGGACCCCTCAACTGATCGATGCCTATCCGACTGTCGCTCTTGGGTTCATCAATAAGCCCAACAGTTGGAATGACACCATTGCCGCAGCGGTGTACGCAAAACTAAAGGGCACCGGATACGCTACCCTGACTTGGAGGAAAGCGTTCAAGAAGCATCGTCGCACCTTGCCCGTGGTGACGATGGTCAGTGCCACGGCAGCAGAGGTGGCAGTGCTGACGGACTTGAGTGAACGAACGTCGGACCAGAGTCTGTGGCTTGCTGAGTTGACGCTCGACCTCGCTGCCATTCGCATCTCCAACCCCAACCCCTAACTTCGATGGACGCAAACACTCTCCTCGCAATCCTGGCACTCCAGTCTGTGCCGCTGACCCCGCAGACAATGGTGGAGGTTCATGCGGTCATTCAGACTGAGCCAGCACTCGCTGAGAAGTGGTTGCGGATCCGCGACTGCGAAGCACACCGGGAGTCGGTCATCGGGTTGACTCAAGCCGCAATCGACAGGCACCTCGCTGCCGGGAGAACATCGGATGTCATCCGCATTCTGCGAAAGTGTCCGATGCCACCTCAAGGTGGTTGACGACCAACACTGTCCACAATACTCAGCGCCATGCACCCCGGTTCACCCTTCGACATCCTGACCATCGCACACACTGCTCCCGTCCGTGTCGAGATCTCCGATGCCGTGAATGCAGCGCACGACGAACAGGTCGCTCGCAACAAGGTAGCCCCAACCAGAGTGGTGCCCGGTGAGTTCCGGTTGTCAACGACTGCGGGTCTCCAGTTCTTCCCTGATGACGATGACGACACTCGACACATCGAGTCGATCTTCGGTGATCGTGACTGGCACCTCGGCATCAAAGCTTCCATCTCCCTATGACATCCCCGAGATACATCTCACAGATCAGCTTCGGCAATGTGATCACCCTCTCGCTGCTCCTCATCACGGCAGCGATTGCGTGGGGTAACAAGGAGTCGGACATGCACTCACTGAAGCAGACTGACGACAAGACGAGCGTCAAAGTCTCCGAGATCGAGGTGCGGGTCCGAGTTCTCGAGTCGAGCCACAGTGCGATCCTCGCTCAGTTAAATTACATCAAGGATGCCATCGACAAGAAACTGAAATGAGTTTTCCAGATCCCATTTTCCGAAAGAAAAAACGACAAGAGAAACCAAACCTCCACGCAGACACCATCATGAAAAGCACCATCCTCACCGTCCTCACCACCTCCAAAGGCTGGATCATCCGTCAAGCGCTCAAGGCAATTGCCGGGGTCACTGCTCCGCTGACCGTCTTCCTTGCTGATCATGGTGCGAGCGACTACACCGCTGCCATCGTCACTGGCATCACTGCGGTCACTGCTGCTGCCATCGAGATCACCCTGTCCTACCTCGCACGCAAGAACCCATGACCCGCAACTTCCGTTGCCACCTTCTCAAGGAGATCAAGCATGCCGCTTATGTCCTGTCACTCCTCGCTGCCTCTGCTGCATCGTGCCTAGTGGTCTGTGTGGTTTGGAAGATGTGCTGGACCGTCATCCTTTGCCCCCCATGAAAGTCTCCCACCAAGGTCTCGACCTCATCAAGCACTTCGAGAGTCTGTTCCTCCATGCCTACCTCTGCCCCGCACGGGTGTGGACGATTGGCTATGGTCACACCGGGTTGTCTCACAAGGACGGCACAGTGAAGCAGGGTCGTGAGGTCACTGAGCAAGAGGCGCTGAAGTTGCTGGCGCACGACATGGGCAAGTTCGAGAAGCGGGTGAATGATCTGGTCACAGTGTCACTCACTCAGAACGAGTTCGATGCCCTGGTCTCATTCGACTTCAACACGGGAGCACTCCACAAATCCACCCTCCTCAAGAAGATCAACCAGGGTGACAAACCTGGGGCGGAACGTGAGTTCGCGAAGTGGAACCGGGGTGGTGGTCGAGTCCTGGCCGGGTTAGTCCGCAGACGGAAAGCAGAGCGCTTCTTGTTTGGGACTGGGCAACTCTCGTTTTTTGCGTAGTCTCGCTCGCCGGGAGGACTGAGCATTGCTCTCCTTCCCCTCCTCTGACTCCAGCCAACCCCTCTTCCTCTCAGCCTCTGCCTTTCGGAAGTCAGCGCTGGAGTGGTATCTCCTCCGGTAGCTGAGTGCCTTGCACGCTCGCTGCTTGTCTGGGTCAGAGTAGGGCATCCGGTGTGAGGTAGTGATTCACCGTCGTTGCCGTGGTCGTGTGACCCAAAGCAGCGGAGGCAGCACGCACCGCTGCCAGACGAGCAGCAACGGCATCCTGCGTCAGTCGTGCGAGGTGGTCGGCATACAGACCCCGCAGTCGGTGCAGAGGTTTCTTCGCTGCCGGGGAGAATGGTCTCACCAACTTGGGCAGTGCTCGCTCAAACCACTCGCTTCGGTTTGCCGTCGAGGGTTGGACGACAGGCATGTCATTCGACATCGATCGCAGCGCATCGGCAAGGGCAGGGTGCAGGATCAGCGCCGAGTACCTCTTCCCGGTCTTCGTGAAGAACTGCTCCTCGGGTCGATCCCTCAACTCGATGTAGTCACCACCGTCCCGGGTCACCATCCAGTCTGCACGGCATGCGGAGATCTCAGCAGAGCGCAGTCCTGCAAACCGTGCGAGACCAATTGCCAGCCACTCCGGTGACCCGGGTGGCAGCGACTCCCACCATGCCAGCAGTGCAGCGTCATCAGCGTCGGAGGGTGGTGCTGAAACCGTGGGCAACCATTGGATGCTGTTGATGTCCTTGGGCACGATGATGCCCTTGTCGAGGTATGCTGGACGCAGGGAGGGGATCGTGATCGATGCCGCTGCTCTGACCGCTGCGTTGATCGCTGCGTTCCCTGGCTGGCGACGGGAGAGGTCGAGTGTGCCACCCTGCTTCTTGCTCATGTAGTCCCTCCAGAGCGCGGGAGAGAGGTCCGACAGTCTCACCACCTTCAACTCCTTGCCCCACGCTTCACGCACGATGCTGCGGAGTCGCTGGACGTTGTCCACTGCGGTGCGCTCACCCGCTCGCTTCGGCATGTCGAGGTAGCACTTCGCGAGATCCTCCAGCGTTTCCACTGAGCGCTTCATCTGCTTCACACCCTGGTCAAGGTACTCCCGCGCCAGCCGCTTTGCTGATGTGAGGTCGGCAGTGTCGAGTGAGCGATCCACCCGGCAGTGCTGGGACCGGGAGCGCAACCTCCACACTCCGTTGTTCATCACCAGCGGGATCTTCCTGCCCTGGTGCAGCACCCAGAGGTTCTTTTTCGGCGCTGCATTTAGGTCACTGTGGGTCAAATTTAGGTCAGTCTTTTTCATCTCGGATGAATAGCTCACGATCAACTCACGATCAACTCAGGATCCACTGAGGCATGTAGAATAAGGGAAAGCGGTGCCGATGACGGGACTCGAACCCGTAACCCGATCACTCGGGGGCAGATTTTAAGTCCGTCGAGAACCCTTATGGAATAAGGATCCCAGAGGATTTAGGTCACATCTAGGTCAGAAGGAATGGACTCATCGTTGTCCACGATGGACTCGGCAATGACGTTGATTCCATCCTTGGCAAGGGAGTGCAGGAAGTCAGACAGACTGGCAAATCCAAGGCGACCCAACTCAGCCAGGATCTCGACCCTCTCGGCATCAGTCACCCACGCAGAGATCTTGCGCTTATCGGGGTGACGGGCAGAGGGCATGGGGGAGGGGGGTTAGGTTGACACAAACAAAGGGTCCACCCCCCCCCTTAGAGTTCAAGTGAAATTTTCTGTTTTAATTTGAACATTCCTGTTGCGGTGGGGGACCACCTCTCCAAGGTGGGGGACCACCAAGGAAATCCTAAAATGAAGCAAATAATTATTACAACCGATACTCCTACCCACGACTGGCTCAAACGACTCGCACAGGCTGAGCGCAGGACCATCGGGCAGCAAGCCTTGCACCTACTCCTGGGGCGGAAGCAAGCTGAAGTCGCACCCAAAAAGAAGGAGGCGAAGTGAGCGACGAGATCTTCTACATCCCGGTCTCGGCGTTAGCGCTGCACGTTGGTCTCTCTGTGGGTCAGGTCTACAAGGATGCCCGGGCTGGACTGCTCACCCTCACTCGCAAGGCAGGGATCCGAGGTTCCATCGTCAGCGGAGACCGGGCGAATCGCTACATCCGCACGAAGTTTGCGGGTCGAGTCAGCACCCTGACCTTCACCACACTGGAGGCAGCACAGTGAGTTTCCTTGCCACACTCCGCACCGGGGAGACATGCCGGGTCAGCGCCAAGACCCTCCGCACCGCAGAGAAGCGTGCCGTCGCAGTCTTCGCCCTCCAACTGAGAGGCGACCCGTCCCAGATCACCATCTGGAAGATCCGTCAGGTCTAAACCAATTCCCCTCACTTGGGTCAAGGTGATCAGAGACAACCAAAACAAAAACATGAACACAGAACTGTTAGCACCCACCCCCCAGTCATCAGCGCTTACGACCATCGAGTCGTCTCGCGCAGTTCAGGAGGTGCAAGCCTCACTGATCATTGCCAAACGATTCCCCCGGGATGAGAAGGCAGCGATTGACCGGATCCTCAACGCATGCACCCGGCCAAGCTTGGCTGAGTCAGCGCTCTATCAATACAGTCGTGGAGGCACCGACATCACCGGACCCTCGATAAGGTTAGCAGAGGCATTGGCGCAGACCTGGGGCAACCTCCAGTTTGGCATCCGTGAGTTGGAGCAGAGCAACGGTGAGTCCACCGTGGAAGCATTCTGCTGGGACGTTGAGACCAACACCCGGCAGACCAAAGTGTTTCAAGTGAAGCACGAACGGCACACCCGCAACGGTGTGAAGGAACTCACCGACCCTCGGGATGTCTATGAGTTGGTCGCGAACCAAGGTGCTCGTCGCCTTCGGTCCTGCATCCTCGGCATCATCCCTGGTGATGTCGTTGAGATGGCAGCGGCTCAGTGTGAGGAGACTCTCACTGCCAAGGCAGACACCTCGCCAGAGGCACAGGCACGCATCGTCGCGACCTTCGCTGGTTACGGTGTGAGCAAGTTGCAACTGGAGGCGCTGATTCAGCGTCGGTTGGATGCAATCACCCCGGCAGCGGTGGTGCGGTTGCGGAAGATCGCGCAGTCCCTCAAGGACGGCATCGGCAAGGTCGAGGACTGGTTCCAGCTTGAGGTCAAGACGGCAACGGTGCCCGTGGAAAAACCGAAGCGTGCCCCGGCAGCGCCGAAGGTGGTTCCAGTCAGCACGGCACCTGTTGCTGCTGCGGACGACCAGATCCCCGGCATCGCTCCAACTCAAGGCACTGAGCAGTCCCTGACCGAGCACATCAATGCGATGCTTGCCCGGGATGGTGTGACCTGGGAACAGGTTGCCCAGGAAGCATCGGACGGTGGGTTGAATCTCGATCCGACCCTGCCAGTCGAAGGCACCCCTACCGCTGACCTCCAAGAGGTGCTCGCAGTTTGGGACGCAATCGTCGGCACGATCAAAGAAGGGGGTGCAGCATGAATCGCGCTCAATTCGATGAAGTGACTGAGGCATCCCGGGAGGACATCCCTGAGATCCTCGATGAACTCTACCCATCTCTCGAACGGGCAGCAATCGAGGCAATGACGGAGGACGGCACCGGGAAGGTGAGCATCTCGCTCAGCCTCAAGATCGACTACTCGAAGTCCCCACCCTCCTTCGCCTTCGACGGTGCGGTGGCGATGAAGACGAAGATCTCTGGACCCACTCGGACGGCAGATGACACCCCGCCCCTCCCCGGGCTGGAGAAGGCGAAGGCGCTGAAGAAGTAACAACCCGGCGCAGGGGCAACTCCCCTGCGCCAACCCCTTTCTTACCCATGATCAATACCGAAACCACAGAGACAGATCCCCGGCACGGTGTGCCATCAGCAAGCGGTGCAACCCGCTCAAGCAACTGCGTTCCCTCGTTCAGAGTGGGGCAGCGTTATGCCAACCTCTCCACCTCAGACTCCGAGTCAGGCACCCGGGTCCACACTGCGTTGGAGACCCACACCATCGACGGTCTTAGTCCCTCCGAAGCGGACACCTATGACCGCATTTTCGAAGCACACAATGAGGTGCTCAACAACTGGGGTCATGACGAGGAGATGGTCGCATTCCGTGAGAAGCGTCTCGGTCTGACAAACCTCGGACGGGTGCTTGAAGTGGTCCCTGGCAGCAAGGCGAAGTTCGTCTTTACAGGCATGGCAGACTACATCGCAGTCGCTGGTGAGCATGCCATCGTCATCGATTACAAGACGTTAAATGGTGACCATCCCCCGGCAGATCGCAACGATCAACTGAGGGGTCTCGCAGTGCTCGTCTCGATGCGCTGGGAGGATGTCAAGACGGTGAGGGTGGTGGTGATCCAACCCACGAAGGGCAAGCCCACCGTTGCCGACTACGACATCGATGCGCTGAAGGCGGCGAAGGTCTGGCTCAACACTTGGGTGAAGGCATCCCTCGAAGGCGAGGACAAGCCAGCCACCCCCGGCGACTGGTGCCACTTTTGCCCTGCAAAGTTGGACTGCTCTGCCTACAAGGCACAACTGACGACCCTGGTGGACAACACCGTGATCGGTCTTCCTGTTGAAGTTGAGGCGCAGAAGTCAGCGGTCAAGGCACGGGTCGCTCAACTCAGCAACTCCGAGTTGATGCACCTCAAGGAGGTCTACGTCGAGAAGATGAAGTGGTTGATCAAGGATGTTGAGGCATGCATCCATGCCCGGGCCGGGAGCGACTTCGAGTTCCAGCGTGACTACTATTCGCTGGTCGAGGGCAAGGCACGGGAGTCGATCACTGATCCTGCCCTGGTCTGGGAGCGGGTGTCCAGCAGGGGTGTCACCTCCGATGTTTTCCTGGCCGGGATGAAGGTCACGAAGAAGCACCTCAGTGGGTGTCTGCGTGCGGCAACCGGGACCAAAGGCAAGGGTCTCGACATCGAGATTGCAGCAGCGCTCAAGGGTGCCACCACCCTCGGCAAGGTGCCGATGAAGCTGAAGGCAGCACCGGGCTACACACCAGCGCTGACGGACTCCAGCGACTCCGAAGATGAAGGAGGTGAAGCATGAGCATCGAGGGAAGCTTCGGAGAACTGTTCGACATCTGTCGGAACAAGCACGGTGGCAATGAGATGTCTGAGCTTGCCAATGCGGAGTTCTACAAGGGGAGGGGTGCCCTGAGACAGAGGGTGCTCACACACTTGAAGCAAGTGACAGACGCTACCAGCGACGAGGTCGTCATCGCGACAGGCATTGTCCTCCAGTCGGTCAGCGGTCTCATGACGGAATTGAAGCGGGACCAACTCGTCGTCCCTGGTGGAAAGCGTCCGACGAGGACCGGGAGCATGGCACAGGCATGGAAGCTGAAGGGGGTGCGACTATGAGCAGGGAAGGCAAGAGGGATGGCATCCACCAAAAGCTCAGCGATGCCGAGAAGCGCAAGATCGTGATGCGTGCGAAGGGCATGGCAGAGGCTGGTTACGGCACCCGCATCATACAAAAGCGACTGCACTGTGGCACCCGATCCATCGATGTCTGGGCAAAGGATCTCGGCATCGAGATGCCACCAAAGAGGAGGAGGGGATTGTGAGCGATCACCACCTCGATCCCCCTGAAGAGGAAGAGGCACCCGAGTGCTGCGGCTACCCGATGATCCTCAACCTCAATGGATCCCTGCACTGCATAGAGTGTCACCGCATCATCAACCCGGCACCGGACATCGAACCCCTCTGGGAGGCCAACGAGATCTTCGAGATCCCCGAGGAAGAAGGTCCGACACTGTGCCCTCATGACCGGGCATGGGTGGACTGCGATGCATGCTACCATGCGAGCGACCTCGCCTATGATGCAGCACGGGAAGGGAGGGGTCGATGACCAGCATCACCTTCACCATCCCGCTGCCTCCCCATGAGGTCCGCAACAATGCCCGGTGCCACTACCGGGTGAAGGCGGCGAAGATCAAGTTCTACCGTCGCCTTGCAATGTACGCAGCGAGAGAAGCGGCTGGCTGGAAGAAACCGATGTGGCTCAAGGCATCCGCCAAGGTCGTCGCATTCTTCCCCACTGCCCAGCGCATGGACCCCACCAACCTTCTCGATGCCCTGAAGGGACCATTCGATGGTCTCGAAGACGCAGGGATCATCGTCAACGACAAGAACCTTTGGCCGGAACGTCCGGTCCTACACACCAAGCAAACCAACCCACGAATCGAAATCACCATCACTGAAGAGACATTATGAGCAAAGCACCATACGAGCACAAAGAAGGCAGGGGCAGCATGTTCCAGAACACCCGAAAGGAGAAGGACACCCACCCCGACTGGAGAGGGGACATCATGATCAACGGCACCGTCATGGAGATCTGCTCTTGGTGGAACGAGGAGAAGGGGTTCCACTCTCTCTCGATCACCGAGAAGAAACCATTCACCCCGGGTGAGACCCAGCAGAGGTCAGACCGTCAGGAGCAGCGCCAGTCAGCGCCTCCGATGCGCCAGGAGCGTCAGGACGGTTCCAGAAGGTCAGAGTATCGGGAGAACAGTCAGACCCGCTCAGCGCCTCCTAAACGCGAAACGATGGACACGGTGTTCACCTCTGACTCGGAGGACATCCCATTTTGAGCGAAAAAACCAAAGATGCACCAGCGTTCGACTTCTTCCCCGAGCGCTGGTTGGCGGGAGTCGCCACCCTTTCTGACGCAGAACAGATCAGTTTTCTGCGACTTTTGTGTCACCAATGGCTCAAGAGTGACGACGGACTTCCTGATGATGGAGCGATCCTCAAACGTCTCGCTGGGAAGGGTGTCACCACCCCGGTCCTCGACAAGTTCCCAGTCGGTCCAGATGGAGCGAGACGCAACGCAAGGCTGGAAGACATTAGGATCCAGCAGCGTCAGCGTATCGCTAAGCGACGGGAAGGTGCGGCGAAAACTAACGAAAAGCGATGGGCTAAGCCTGTCGCTGAGCGACTCGCTAGCGACATCGATAGCGACATCAAAGCGACATCGACAGCGAGTCGCCACCACCCACCACCCACCCCAAGTACCTCTACCGAGGTACAGTCGCTCACGCTCCCGTTCGACTCGGAAGAGTTCGCGACGGCATGGGAACAGTGGACCCGGCACCGCAGGGAGAAGCGGAAACCTCTCACCCCAACCTCAGTCACCCTCCAGTTCAAAACCCTGAAGGACATCGGTGAGGTCAGATCAATCGCAGCAATCAACTCATCGATCGCAAATGGCTACACCGGAATCTTCGAAACCAAATCACACAATGCACATCTCAACGGCACTCCACGAAATGACTCTCTCAACGCCAAAGGTCGCTACTCCTGACCAGATCATGGACGCATCCCGCAAGTGGGGATGGACGGCATACCACCGGGGACTCAAGGGTGTCCTCCCTGCCGCAATCGAGTTCCGTGAAGCAGTCCTCAGTCGGTCACCCAACAAACGGTGGCTCACCCTGCTGGGTCCATCGGGAGTTGGGAAGACTCACCTCCTCAAGCAACTGTTCGCTGACCTCAGTCGGACGATGAGGATCAAGACCTCAACCGGGTGGAGGGGCGCTGAGTGTGCTCACATCATCCCGGCAGTGGACCTTCAGGACTACCGGGCACCCAGAGACTTCGCTCACTACGACCTGATCTACGTCGAGGACATTGGTGCTGGGGCAGATGACCGGGCGGGATCCGGTGCAGTGCTCCGCAGCAGGGTCGCAGAACTGCTCCAGCTTCGCTCGGGTCGGTGGACGATGCTCGATGCCAACCTCACCGTCCAACAGGTCTCTGAGCGGCTCGATGGACGCATCGCATCCCGGCTCAAGCGGGACGGATCATGGTTGGTGGAGATCCCTTTGGAGGTGCCTGACTTCTGGTGGCAAAAATAAATGCGATTGGTGGTTGACGTAACCCAGCGCTGGGTTATTGATGGGGGTGCTCAGACGGCACACCCCACTACCATGAAGATCCTCAAGCCTACCGAATCCGCTCTCGTCCCCGACCTCAACCTCAAGGCTATGGTCAAAGCAATGGAGTCCGACTCCAACATGTCAGTCACCAAGGATTGGACCGCAGGGACCGTCGAGGTCGTCGGACATGCCCCCGCTGGAGACGTCATCCTGTTCCGCGCTCTCCAGAAGGGGCACGGGCAACCCTGGATCGTCACCATGTTCAAAGGTCTCCTCTCCCTCGTTTAGTCCACCCCAACCCCCTCACCATCATGACCAAGTCTGAAGAAATCACCCTCGCTCTCCAATGGAGGGCATCACTCCCCGCCGATCCTCGCATGTCCTACCTCGGGATGTGGCTGGACTCCACGCTGCCACAGGTGCTCGCTGACATTCGGGATGACCGGATGCCCGAGGTCACCATGACGGAAGTCTCCACCCGGGTCGCTGAGATCCTCGCCACCGCTGAGCAGCGTGCCAAGGACATCGTCGCCAAGGCAGTGCGTCTCGCTGATGAGATCGATGCCCAGTCACAACATCGTGCGACCCTGCGCCGGGACCAATCTGCCCGGGCAATCGCAGTCCTTCGTCGCAGCATCTCCGAGATCGAGTCCATCGGCTAACCCCCAACCCCCGTCCCACCATGTCTATCACTTCACGCATCATTGCCATCGAGGCACTGTCCACCATGTTCCTCAACAACCCCTGCGGAGGGAGTCTCAACCACTTCGAGGTCTACAACTTCATCGCAGACATCGGGGGCACCACTGCCATCAACTACGGTCTCCTCATGGGCACCCCTTACCACCACCGGAAGATGAGGACCATCCGCGCCACCCGGCTCAGCGATGCCCTCCTCGCTCACTCCAGATCACTCGCTCAGTAACCCTCACCACCCCTCCATCATCATGTCCATCACCCCACCACCACCTCGCCTCCGCAGAATCCCCGGCATCTACGACACCGACTGCATGGGTCACTCTCACTCGATGAGTGACCCTGAGTGGTTGTGCTCCAACTGGTTCGACGGTTGCAACGCTCTCACCGATGGACCTGTCGATGGTCGCCTCTCACTCTGCGACGAGTGCCTCGAAACCCCTCAGACCCCCTACCTCTAAAATCCCATGACACCCGACCCAACCATCGATCCAGCAGCATACCTGCGGAGCATCAGCGTCCCATTCAATCTCCCCCGGGTGACAGACCCGGTCATCCTCAACGCTCTTGAGGCAGCGGGGCACATCAAGGTGCTGGATGACAAAGGGTCCGTTGACGACCTATCCGGCCCGGGTCAGACCCGAGTCACCCTTGGGCATCAACGGTTCCTCATCTCCTACCAGAGCATGGCAGTCACGAAGCGAGTCTTCCTCCTCAACAAAGCAACCCCAATCCCAGACGGGATCCTCGCATGAATAAATCCCAACCCCAAAAGACTGCGCTCCCGTCTGTTGAGTGCAGCGACTTGTTAGCAGCGCAAGAAGAGTTGGATTTGTATATAGGCATTCCGAAATGCATTGATTGCAAGTGGAAGCTAGGAACTGAAATAACTAATAATTGCGGCTGCGTGGGAGCAGGAGCGGATAATGCGAAATGGAAGACGGCGTTCGATAGGGCGCGATTCCTTCAAAGATTCATTCGGCTAACAGCACCATGAAAGTGATCACCATCTGCCAGTGCGAACGATGGGTGCCAGCACTCGGTGCCAACGAGCACCTCACCCGCTTCATCACCCGACCCTACCCAATCACGCTCCCGGGTGCCTACGACATCATCCGTCGCCAACGGGAGAGCATTTACCCTGTGAAGGTCGTCAGCGTCTCTCACAGGACCGTAGACCAACACGCACCCTTGACCACATCCCAAACCAATCCATGATTAAACCCAATGAAACCCACGAAGTGTCCGCACTGCGGCAAGCCAATCAACGCAGCGAGCATCCTCGCCTCATCGACATCCGAAGCGAAAGCACAAGCAGCACGGGAGAACGGCAAGAAGGGCGGGAGACCCAAGAAGGTGGACCCGAAGGGAGGTGCGAAGTGAGCATCGCTCAAAAGGTCTGGGAGACCCTCTATCCTGATCGTCGCCCCTGGTCGCAACTGGCACCCGACACTCAAGCCGAGTGGGAGCAGATGGTTCAGGTCGTCGCCATGCTCAACACCTCCGCAACGAAGACGGTGGCACTGGATCTCCAAGACTGTCTCGAAGTCGCTCTCGGCAAGATCGCAAATGTGCGTCGGCACTTCGGGGAGACGTATGTGTGGGACTCGCTGGTCAACGAGGACATCATCGAGAAGTGCGAAGTCAGTCTCGCGAAGTCCAAGGAGGTGCTGCCATGAGTGACACACCGAGGACTGATGAATTTATCATTTGTGCCGTGAGGACGGACAACAACTGGAGAGGGCATTGCCGTCAACTGGAGCGCGAACTCAACGAAGCCAGGGTAGAAATCGCAGAAACAAAAACAATTTTGCAACAAGTCGATTTGCCCGATGAACCTCTCGTTACTCAGGCGAAACGCTACGTTGACCAGCACGACTGCCAGGCTGGCATTGCTGCTGGTTATGAGAAGCAAATTCAAGCAGCGAATGAGACGCTGCGTAAGCTGAGCGATGAACTCAACGAGGCACTGGCGACCCTTGCTCGACTACGCCAAGACCTCGCTGACCCTCCCGCTGATGTGCAGGAGGCAGTGCTCGACAAGTTGAACCTTCGCAGCGTGATCACTGAAAGGAACGATGCACTGGAACTTGCGCGGGAGTTGCGGGATGCTTTGAAGTCCATCATTTTTGAGGCGGATCTCACCGATTGTGGAGATGAGTACATTGAACTGACAAGGGAAACTTTAGCAAACGTCCGTGCTGCCATCACCAAAGCCAAGGAGGTGCTGCCATGAGTGACCGACCAACACCGGAGCACGTTTGGGTGTTTGACAGCAATCGACGAATCTACCCACCAACTCCAAGTGGAAGACTGTGGGCAAGTGGAGGACCGATCTACCGTGAGCATTGGGTGAAGCGGAAAGTCACGGGGGAAACCCGAGTGTCCTTCCTGATTGATAATGGCACAAAAGTCCCGAAGCGAGGTGGTCGAGGATTCGCGTTCACTCTCGATGAAGTTGAGGATGATGTGTGGAGACATGATCACCGTCACAAGATTGCCAATCTGATTGATCGCATTGAACCTCAACTTCTGCGAAAGATAGCTGAGATGATTGGTTACACCCCAACCCCACCATGAACAACACACTCAACCAGAGGCAGCAGACATTCGTTGAGGGGATCCTGCGAGGGATGTCTCAGCGTGACGCTTATGTTGCGGCTGGCTACAAGTCGTCCAACCCTGATCGTGAAGCTTCCGATCTCCTCAAATTGCCGAAGGTTTCCGAAGTCCTCGAATCCCGGCGGATGGAGAGCAGGTCTGAGACCACCCTGAATCGCGCAGAAGCGATGTCTGTGCTCGCCCAAGTCGCTCGGACGGGTGATTCGTCATCTGCCCGGGTCAGAGCGGTGGAGGCAGCGTGTAAGCTCGAAGGCTGGAACGCACCGGAGAAAGTGGACACCAAGCTGGAGATCATCATCACGAAGCTATGAGAATAATCACTGAGCGCAAAGAAGTCGAAATCCGCTACGTCGGTGAGGTCGAGTGCCCCTCCTGCGGATTCCATGCTCACCTCTCCTCGGAGGAGATGGGCAAGTTCGTCCTTGTCCCCCGGGCAGAACTCAATGGACTGTGCTTGAGGTGTGGATCCTCTGCGGCATTCAGAGCGTGGAGACCGGACCACCAGTACACTGCGATGGAAGTGATGCCATGACCCTGACGCTGCCACACCGATTCAAGCCTCGCCACTACCAGAGCGCAGTGATGAGAGCGCTGGTGAATGGCACCACAAAGCGTGCAGTGTGTGTGTGGCACCGTCGTGCCGGGAAGGACAAGACCTTCCTGAACATCGTCGCAATCAAGGCAATGCAAGTGATGGGCAACTACGCCTACTACTTCCCCACCGCTACCCTTGGCCGGAAGGCAATGTGGGACAACATCGATGCCAACAGTGGCATGCGGGTCATCGATCACCTCCCACCGGAGATCGTTGCCAAGGTCAACGAGCAGCAGATGAAGATCACGCTGATCAACGGCAGCACCATCCAGATCCTCGGCACCGAGACCCTCGATGTCGTCGGTGGCAACCCCATCGGTGTCGTCTTCTCCGAGGCAGCGCAGCACCGTCCTGATGCCTGGGACTACATCCGGCCCATCCTGCGGGAGAACGGTGGTTGGGCGCTATTCAACGGCACACCCCGGGGCAAGAACTGGTTCTTCAAACTCAGCGAAATGGCGCGGGGCAACCCCGAGTGGTTCCATCAGATCCTCACCGTCGAGGACACGGGTGTGCTCACCGAGGAGGACATCGATGCTGAGCGTGCAGCAGGGATGCGTGAGGAGATGATTCAACAGGAGTTCTTCTGCGACTGGTCCGCTGCTCTCCCTGGTGCCATCTATGGTCGAGTCGTGGAGCGTGCCAGGAGAGACGGCAGACTGTGCCCCATGCCTGTCGAGGGCAGTTCACTGGTCAACACCTCATGGGATCTCGGGTCACCTCGCAACACCTGTGTGTGGTATTGGCAAGTGGTGGGCAGGGAGATCCGCATCATCGACTGCGACATGGGGTTTGAGGGCACGCTGATCGAGCGGGTGGCATTCATCCTGGGCAAAGGCTACAACCTCGGCAGACACTACCTTCCGCACGACTGTGAGCAGACTGAGCGCAGTGGCACCACCTTCCTCGCTGAGCTTGCCAAGGCTGGACTCACCGGGCTTGTCACGGTCCCTCGATGTCACTCCATCTGGGTCGGCATCAACCACCTCTCTGAGATGTTTGGGTCGCTCGCCTTCAGGACACCTCAGTGCGATGTCGGCATCGATGCGCTCTCAGCCTACCGTGAGCGGCTGGACCCGAAGACCGGGGCAATCGCTGGTGCCAAGGAACCTGTGCACGACTGGGCATCTCACCCGGCGGATGCGCTGCGGACGATGGCAGAGGCGCACCGGGCTGGCATGTTCAAGTGGGGAGTGGTCGAGAACCGTGCCGACTGGTACACTGAGACCAAGAAGCGCAAGGGCATGAAGACCCCGAAGGTGGGTTGAAAATTGTCTGTTGACGACTGCACTCGTCGTCCTAGCATCGGCACAAGTGAGCGGACCCCGACTGGGACTATCCTCCTCACACTCCTGCTGAGTCGAGACCCACTGAGTGGACTATCGAGACTGGGGAACTGAGCCGACCTAGCAACGTCGGTGCAATGTCAGTCTCAATCTCACCACCATGCCTACCGTCCCCGAATTGTATCAAACGGAGTACTCCTCCAACCTCCTGACTCGCTACCAGCAGTCTCAATCCCGTCTTCAACCCTTCGTCAATCTGGAAGACTTTTCCGGTGAGCGGAAGGATTATCCTCGCCTCTCTGCTGCGTCGGCACCGACTGACATCAGCGGTGTTGCCCGTGGATCCGCCACTCCCTACAACGATGCCGACTTCGACAAGCGCTGGGTCTACCCTGTGCCGTTCGAGAAGGTCACGCACTTCGCTCAGTGGGACGACAAGTTCCTCGGCAAGATTGCGCTGCCCAACTCGGAAGTCCAAGGCGAGCACGTTAAGTCGTTCATGCGCCTCACTGATGATGTCATCATCGCTGCTGCGCTCGGCAATGCCAAGAGCGGCAAGGCTGGCACCACTGATGTGGCACTCCCTGCGGGTCAGAAGATCGTCCACGGTTCCGTGGGCATGACGCTGACGAAACTGATGAGCACGTTGGACATCCTTGACGATGCCGACAACCTCGATGACCCCGATCTCCAACGGATCTTCATCTGGACCGTCAAGCAGCGCTCACAGTTGCTCAACACCACTGAAGTGAAGTCCTCCGACTACAACACCGTCAAGGCGTTGGCAGAAGGTAAGATCGATTCCTTCATGGGGTTCACCTTCAAGATCGTCAAGCGTTTGCCGCTGGTCTCCACGACCCGCACTTGCGTTGCCTTCCAAGTTGGTGCTCTTCGTGGAACCCGGTTCATGAAACCCTCCTCACTGAGCGTCCGTGGAGACATCCGCAATGCTCTGCAAGTGTATGACACCGGACTCGTCGGTGCCGTGCGTGTGATGGACGAAGGTGTCGTGAGCATCGAGTGCACTGAGTAGTATTCGGGTTTGCCCCTACCCTTACAAAAGGGGGCACCACTTCATCCCTTGCCGTGCCTGTATCTTCTCCAGTTGATGTCGCAAACCTTGCCTTGGGTCACCTTGGCGAAGCAAGCATCACCAGTCTGAGTGAGGACACAGTCACGGCAAGGGCATGTAACCTTCACTTCAATCTCACCCGGGATGCGCTGCTTCGTCAGCACCGATGGAACTTTGCCCAGGCAAGGGTCGTCCTCTCCCGGCTTGTTGGGGCACCAGCGTTCCAGTGGTCGTCTCAATACACTCTCCCATCAGACTGTCTCCGAGTCCTTGAGGTCAACGGCAGCGAGGATGGAGATGTCATCAGCGAACCGTGGGTCATCGAGGGTCGTGTCATCCTCACCAATGCGACCTCGGTCAACCTCGTCTACATCAAGTCCTCCACCAACGTGGACAACTGGGACGGTCTCTTCATCGAGGCACTCGCTCTCAAGCTTGCAGCAAAGATCTCCGAATCGGTCAGAGGATCCACCGGGAAGACCGAGGAACTGATCCGCATGCTCGAACAAGTCACCGCTCCTCTCGCTCGCCGGGTGGATGCCAATGAGGGTCGTCGTCGCAAAGGCATGATCCCCATGAACTCTCTCTTCCTCCGCTCCCGAGACCAATCCTAATCACCCATGTCCACTGCCCAGATCCACGTTGGTAATTTCAACTCTGGGGAGATCACGCCTCTCATGGGTTCCCGGTTCGGTGTGGACAAGATGGTCTCCGGTTGCCAGATGCTGCGGAACTTCCTGCTGCACGTTCACGGTCCAGTCTTCCGTCGTCCCGGCATGGAATACATGGGACCAAATTCCTCGTCGGCATCGAGGTCACACCTGATCGCATTCAACTTCTCGACCACCACCACCTTCCTCCTTGAACTGCATGAGGTAGGACTGCGGGTCTGGAGCAACGGTGTCGTCGTGCCACTCATCGAACCCGTCGCCACACCCTGGACGGCAGAGGAACTCAAGGGTCTCCAGTCCTGTCAGGTCAACGATGTCGTCTACATCGTCCACCCCAACCATGCCGCTCGCAAACTCTCCCGCATTGCCGATGACAACTGGGTGCTGGTGGAGATGCCGTGGAAGTATCCACCGATGCTCGATGAGTATTTTCGCACCGCACTGACCGTGCCTCCAGCCGCAGTCTCACTGCTGCAAGTGAATGCCGAGATGTGGAAGGAGTTCCCGGCCTACACTGGCGACCAGTTTCAAGTCTCATGGGGTGGTGGTAGCGGAACCAACACGATCAACCTTCAGCTTTGGAGTGGTTCAGCGTGGACAACCGTCAAGCAGTTCACGGGCACTGCGAGCACTTACATCCCAGCAGCATGGGTGCTCACAACCAGCGGCACCTATCGCATCCAAGTTGCAGCGCTGAGATCGGGAGTGAGTGGCAGCGCCAGTGTTCGCGCTCCTCTTCCTCCATTCCCCACTCCTCCCTCTCCTCCATACCACACCGTTGACCTCTCCCAGACTCAGCCAACGTCTGCGACCAGTGTCGTCGTGCCCATTGGATCCTGGCAAGTGAGAGTGGACGGGACCATCGCTGGCACGGTTCCCGCCGGGGTCAGCGGCAAGGTGCAGAAGTGGACTGGTTCATGGGTAGACGTTGCTGGTGGAGCGTTGGTCCTCACCCCCGGCAAGGTCACCACCTTCTCGGG